CTAGTTTTTTTCAAAGTATTTTTAAACCTTTTTTTCCAAAATCGCCTTCACCACCGAAGCCGAAGCCAACTCCAACTCCAACTCCAACTCCAACGCCATCACCTATTGATATTCCAAGCGGAATAACGATGGGGGGATATGGAGGACAAACGATTATGACGGGAGCTACTGGTGTAGAGGAAGAGGCGAATGTGGCTCAAACTATATTGGGCGGATCTAAAAAAGGAAAAGCTAAAACAGGAGCATACGCATAATGGCACGAATGAGGCGTAAATTTGCAGATAGACCAACTAAACCTAAAACAGTTGGAGCGCCTGACACCTCAGCTCCCACTGCTGCCGAGTTAATGAGTGGCGGAAAAGAATATGTAACAAAAGAATTGGGTTTAAAATCTCAAACTGCTACTTCTCTTACTGGTAAGGATAAAGATTTTTATGGAAAAGAAGCATCAAAAGCCGCTGATGATTATTTAGTTAAGACAGGAAAAGTAAAAGTAGGAAATTATTTTAGACAAGAAGGTGGAAATTTCATACGAATTGATAAGGAAGAAGGAGAAAAATTATATAAAACTGGTGATCCCAGCATTAGCAGATCAACAATAGGAACTAAAAAAACTGAAGCAATGAAATACGGAATGACTGGCGGAGCTATGGGATCAGGAGATCCTACTGGCATTATGTCATCAATTCCCATTTCAGCTAAAATGCACGAAACACAAAAAACAATTCAGGCTATTGCTTTGGGAGCAATGTCATTGGCATTTCCTCAAACGGGAGTTGGAGCTTTAGGTGGATTTGGTTTAAGGGCAACGGCAGCGGATGCCTTGAAGAATAGAGGTCAAAAAGGATATAATGAATATATGAAAAAATTTGAAAAAAAACAAGCAACTGTTATGGGAAGTAAAAGAGCTACTTTAACTAGTGGAAAGACTTTTATGACTGAAGAATATTAGTGATCCGAGCTGTAACGGGAGTAAGATGGAAAACAAGAGTAGGAGAATATGTTAAAAAAAAGGCACACATACATGAAGAGCTTGATGATAAATATGAAATTATAGGATTTGTAGAGAATGATGAAATTGTTGGTGGATTATTATTTAGCGGATATGACGGACATAATATTTGGGTTCACTTGGCTTTGGATCATCCAAGAGTTTGCAAAAGAAGTTTTATCAAAATGCTATTTGAATACTGCTTTAATAGGGCAAAATGTGGTAGAATAACGGCAATGTGCAAAAATGGCTATGAAAGAAATGAAAGATTGTTAAAGGGAGTGGGATTTACAAAGGAAGGCGTAGTGAGAAAAGTTATGAAAATTGATAATAAATTTGTTGACGGAGCAATATACGGAATACTGAAGGAGGACTGCAAATGGGTATGAAGCCTAGAATAGAAATGCCACCAGCAATAGATCCTGAAGTAAAAAAGAAAGAAAAAGAATCAGAGGATAAATTAAAAAAAGAAAAAGATAAAATGACCTCATTGGCATCTTCAGGAAACTATGGAACAATATTAACTGGCGGAGCTGGTGTTACAGAAGAAGCTGAAACTTCTGCGACTTTACTTGGTGGAATCTCATAATGGCAACTTTTGAATATGTAAAAAAGCGTATTGAAAAGATGGAATCCCAGCGGTCTAATTGGAATGACCATTGGCAAGAAATTCTTGACTATGTAATGCCAAGAAAGGCGGATGTCAGTCTTATACGATCAAGGGGATCAAAAAGAACGGATGTTTTATATGATTCATCAGCAATTACGGCAAATAATCTTTTGGCGGCAAGTCTACAGGGAACTTTAACTTCCCCGTCATTGCCGTGGTTTTCATTAAAATTACGGGATGAGGATTTGAATAATGACAGGGAAGTACAGATATGGCTGGAAGATACGGCTCGTAGAATGTATGCGACTTTCAATGATTCAAATTTTAATACGGAAGTACACGAATTATACTTGGATTTATGTTCCATTGGTACTGCCGCAATGTTCATTGAGGAAAATCAGGAAGGTGTTGCAAACAAGGGTATTCATTTTAATACACTTCACATTGCAGAATATTATATTCAGGAAAATATATCAGGACAAGTAGATACATTATACAGAAGATATAAATTAACGGCTCGACAGGCCGTACAGGAATTTGGAGAAAAGAATCTAGGCGATAATGTAAATACAGCCTATAAGGAATCACCCGATAAGGAGTTTAGTTTTGTTCACGCAGTAGAACCTTCAAAAGATTATGAAAAGGCTACAGGAAAAATAGCAACAAAATTACCCGTTCATTCGTGTCATATTTGTGAAGAGGACAAGATGGTTGTACGAACAGGCGGATACAATGAATTTCCATATTTAGTTCCTCGATGGGCGAAGGCTACGGGAGAAATTTTTGGAAGATCACCAGCCTATAATGCCTTGCCTGACATTAAGACTTTAAACAAGGCTGTGGAAATTGGATTGAAGGCTTGGGCGAAAGCCATAGATCCGCCACTATTGGTTACTGACGATGGCGTAATTGGAAGGATTAGGATGACACCAGCGGGAGTTACAGTTGTTCGTAGCGATACAGCTATCAAGCCATTGCAAATTGGATCAAATTGGCAGATTACGGATTTAAAGGAAAATCAATTACGGACAGCAATCCGACAGGCATTTTATTCCGATCAATTGCAATTACAGGAAGGCCCACAAATGACGGCTACGGAAGTTCAGGTTCGTTATGAATTAATGCAACGACTACTTGGCCCGACTTTGGGAAGATTCCAAACTGAATTTTTAAATCCATTAATTGAAAGATGTTTTGGTATTATGTTGCGTGGCGGAGTATTGGTAGATCCTCCACGGGCTATTAGCGAATCTAATATGGATATTGAGTATGTCGGCCCACTTGCCCGTTCTCAAAGAATGGAAGAGGCTGTGGCTGTGGAACGACTATATCAACTGGCGATGAATGTGGCACAAATAGATCCGAGTATTATGGATATTATAGATCACGAACAGGCAATTAGAATGAGGGCAAGACTGTTAGGCGTTCCTAAAACTATTTTGCGTAGTGAAGATGATGTCGCAGAAATGAGAGAGGCAAAGGCACAACAACAACAGCAAATGATGGAAGCTCAACAACAGCAACAACAAGCTGATACAATGGCTAAAACTGGTCAGGCGGTTGAAAAAATGAGTTCACCTCAAGCACAAGAAATGATGGGAGAAGCAATGGATCAAGCTGAATCATTAAAAATTCCTACATAATGACATATGGGATGGAATGATGATAAGGGCAATGAAAGTTATGCGGGGGTGTTGTCTGATTTTGATATTGATCGTTTAGATCTTTATGATGAACCACGTTACTTATTGCATTTTCAATGGGGTGCGACAGGGCCGTGGAGAAAAAAGACACCTAAAGTGTGTCGTTATGCTCTGGTTGAAATGATAGATATTGACAAGATTGATCCCCGAAGTAAGAAGAAAAAAGACGAAGCGGATTTGACACAAAAAGAGATTTGGTCTAAAAAATACAAATATGACATATGAATCAGATATTAAGAGTTTAAAAAGGGCTTATTTTGAAGTTTTCAATACTATTCACGGAGAGAAAGTTTTGGATGATTTAAAATCAGCCTATTTTAATACGGATTCTTTTAATGAGAATCCTCATAAAACAGCCTACCAATGTGGACAAAGATCGGTAGTGCTGCGAATCATCAACTTATTAAGTGAAAAAAAAGGAGGCTAAATGGCTGATGAACAGACCACGGCAACAGAAAATCCCGTAGAAGAAACATCTATACTAGGATCTGAAGCAAGTGATAATCAAGACTGGCGAACAGGATTTGAAGAAGAGGTTAAGAATGATCCAACGATTCAAAATATAAAGGATGTTGAATCTGCGGCTAAAACCTTAATTCATCAACAAAAAATGCTTGGAAGTAGAATACCAATTCCTAAAACGGATGAAGAAAAAAGTGAATTGTATGGTAAGCTAGGCAGACCTGAAAAGTCAGATCAGTATGAAATTAGCATACCTGATACGCATAACCAATATTTTCAAGATGAAAACATCAAGAATTTTAAGGCTGTAGCTCATAATATTGGATTGAATAATGATCAGGTACAAAAACTTATTGATTATCAAGTTGAATCCATAAATTACCAGACACAACAGGCTCAAAGCAATCTTGAATCAGGAAAAGGCGAAACTGAATCCTTATTGCGAAAAGAGTGGGGATTTGAATATGATAAGAATGTCAGATCCGCACAAAGAGCTATGAAGGTTTATGGTGATGAGGAATTAACGGCTTT